CTGGTTCAAACACCGCAGAAGTAAATCCTGTTGGTATGGCAAAAGATTCTTCTGATAATATCTATATTTTATCATGGGGAGCTGGAAATGGTGAAACATTAACCGTTGTTAAATATAATTCTTCAGGAACTTTACAGTGGCAGAGAAAGTTTTCATTATCGGGAGGAGCATTAAGAGCTAGTTATAATAGTGGTGGTGGAAATATAATAGTTAACTCTTATGGTGTACATATATTTGCTTATGCTTATGTAGGAGGAGCTGGTAGCGTTTATACTCCTTTTGTAGCTAAGATACCATTAGATGGCTCTCATACAGGTACGTATACAGTAGGTACATCAAGTATAACTTACGGCACAGGTAATTTCACAGACTCCAGTATAGGTACTACATATGTTTTTGCTTCTACCTACACTGATGCATTATATGATACTACTACGCCAGCTTTATCTTCCTTTTCTGCTTCTTCTAGCACAACAGTTACACACACTATAGGAAAAACTACAATATGAGCGTCTATATAAAACTTTCTACTTCGAAATATCCTTTATACGAAGGTGATATTCGTCTTGAGCATCCTGAAATTACAGAAGACCAAACTGGAGAAACATTTATTTGCCCAGATACCTATGCTCTCGTTCAGTATACTGAACGCCCGACATTTGACCCAGAAACACATATAACTTATCAAATACAACCTACAAATATAGATGGTGTATGGCGTGAAGTATGGGAAACTCGTTTACTTACTGAAGAAGAAATTAACTTTAGAAAAGAACACTTTAAACCAATAGGTGTTAAAAAAGAAGATTTAGAAAAACCAGGGAGCGCACCAGATGTTGTTGGGTAATCCGCTTAACGGACTTGGAGATCTACGAGGAATTATATTCGATTTCGAAAAAGAAGGTGATATATTACCAAAACATAATCACACTGAAAACGATATACATATAACTATAGTAGCTCGTGGTAAAATAAAAGCATATAGTCATGATTGGGAAATAGAAGCTACCGCAGGTCAAATATTAAATTTTCGTCCAAATGAACCACATGAAATAATGGCATTAGAAGATAATACTAGAATCTTTAATATCCTTAAGAAAATGGGCGGGGTGCCGAGCGATCAGATAACTACTAATTATATTACAGAAGAAACTCAACCACAGGTATAAAAATGCCATCACCTAATTCAAGAGCAACATTTAAAGAAAACTGCCTACGTCGTTTAGGTAAACCTGTTATTGAAATTAACGTAGATGACGACCAGGTTGAAGATCGTATCGATGAAGCTATCAAGTATTTTTGGGATTATCATTTCGATGGTTCTGATAAGGTCTATTATAAGCATCTAGTAACAGAAGAAAATAAAACAAATCGTTATATTACTCTTCCTGATAATATTATCGGCGCTGTTAATATTTTTGAAATTGGTCAGGCTCTTAATACCAATAACCTATTCAATATTCGTTATCAGATCGCATTGAACGATCTTTATACTCTGACATCTGTCTCTATGGTTCCATATTACATGGCTATGCAGCACATACAGTTTCTTGAACAGATGCTTGTTGGTAAGCAGCCGATGCGTTATAATCGTCATAATAATAAAGTTTATATCGATATGGACTGGTCTATTATTAACGCTGGTGATTATGTTATTATTGAAGCGTATGAAGTTCTTGATCCGGAAGTATATACTAAAGCCTGGAACGATCGTTGGTTGCTACGTTACGCTTCTTGCCTTATCAAACAGCAGTGGGGAAATAACCTTAAAAAATTCAATGGTATGAAAATGCCAGGCGGTTTGACTTTCAACGGTCAGGTTATTTACGAAGAAGCCACACAGGAAAGAGCAGAGCTTGAAAAAGAAATGATTCATAGTTATTCGCTACCAGTTACAGATATGATCGGCTAAAATGGCAACTAATTTTTTCTTCAATAATTTCCAATCATCTCAGGAGCAATCTCTTCTTGAGAACTTAATTATTGAAGCTATTAAAATTTATGGCGAAGATATGTTTTATATACCCCGTAAGTTGAATAACTACGATGCGGTATATGGTGCTGACGACCAGTCTAGTTATAGCCATGCTTATCCTATTGAAATTTATATTAAATCAGTTGATGGATTTTCTGGTGACGGTAACTTCATGTCTAAGTTTGGTATTGAAATTCGTGATCAGGTTATATTTTCTGTTGCTCAACGTATATTCAATGATGAAGTTGGTAATTATACTACACAGGTAAGACCGAACGAAGGCGACCTTATTTACTTCCCATTAAATAAAAAGTGCTTTCAAATCAAGTATGTTAATAAGTTCGAGATGTTTTATCAGCTTGGCGCTCTTCAAACTTGGGAAATGACCTGTGAGTTATTTGAGTATTCTGGCGAAGTAATGAATACTGGTATACCTGAGATAGATGTACTTCAGAAAAAGTTCAGCACTAATATACTTGATTGGACTCTTATGACCGAAGCGGGTGATCATTTAATTACTGAAGACGACGATTATATTACTCTTGAAGGATCTTCTATTAACGATCTAATACCAGGTGCCGATAATGATGAGATTCAGCAAGAGTCTGATAACTTCATTGACTTTACTGCATACGACCCATTCAGCGAAAGACAAATTTAATGTTCGGTTCACCATTTTATTTCTCGCTAATTAGAAAATATGTTATATTGATGGGAACCCTCGTAAATAATATTCGTATAACACGTACCGATAAAGCTGGAAATGTAACTTCACTTCTTAAAATTCCAGTTACATATGCCCCAAAAGATAAGATGCTTGCTCGTGTTCTTCAGGATCCAAATATCGATAGACAGTCTGCAACTATTCCTCTACCGCTTATTTCTTTTGAAATGGGTAGAATGACTTATGATGGAACAAGAAAACTTAATACTATCAATAAAGTATCTATTAAAGACACTACAGATTCAAACAAGTTCAAGTATCAATACAACCCTGTTCCTTATAATATAGAGTTTAAAGTTTACATATATGCTAAAAATGCAGAAGATGGAACTAAAATACTCGAACAGATTATTCCTTATTTTACGCCAGATTGGACAACAACTGTTCATCTTATACCTGAAGTTGAAGTAACTATGGATATTCCTATAATTTTAAATAATATTTCATATAGTGATAATTATGACGGACAGTTTAAAGATCGTAGAGCAATTATATGGACTTTAGATTTTCTTCTTAAAGGCTATATATACGGTCCAGTTAAGAAGGCTAATATTATTAAATTCGTAGAAAATAATTTTTACTTGCCAACTGTAGACGATGGTAAACTGCCAAGCGTTGTTGGGAAAGAAAACGTTTTAGAAAAACTTACAATACAACCAGGATTAGATATTGATGGTAATCCTATTAATTATTATGGAATACATAGTCAAAGCACAGGAACTATTCCATATCTAGATATAGAAGTAACCGACGATTTTGGTTTCGTAACAATGATTTACAATGAAGATGAGATAGAATGAAAAACAATGCAAATAACGATCCGATAGCAAACGCTCTTGGAGTAACTCCTTTATACCAATCAAAAGCCGTTAGCACTATTATAGCAGATGCTCATAATGATAGTGCAAAGCAGGATTTCGAACACGCTCGCGCGAACGTACTAACTATGATTGAAAGCGGAAAAGAAGCAATAGATACTTTATCTGAAATTGCTACTAGCTCTCAGCACCCAAGAGCCTTCGAAGTTCTTGCTAAACTTATAGATACTACACTACAGGCTAACAAAGATTTATTAGAACTTCAAACTAAAATTAGACAAATTTCTGCAGTTGATACACCAACTAATGAAAATGCGAAAACTATCAATAATAACTTATTCGTAGGCTCGACGGCGGAGCTTCAGCAAGTAATCGAGAACATGAAAAATGGTGGATCTGCAGTCTAGTACACGTGATGCACGTGGGTATAACGGTAACGCCAACCTTAAGCGTGAAAATCAGGCTATTGAGTGGACTCCTGATTTAGTTCAAGAATACATTAGATGTTCTCAAGACGTAGTATACTTTACCGAAAAGTATATGAAAATTATCAGTATCGATAAAGGTTTGGTCAACTTTACTCTTTATTCTTACCAGAAAGAGATGTTAACCTCTTTTGCCGCTAATCGTTTTAATATCGTTACAACTGCTCGTCAGGCTGGTAAGTCAACAACGACCTGTGCGTTTATCCTTTGGTATATAATTTTCAATAAAGATAAAACTGTTGCTCTACTCGCCAACAAAGGCGATACGGCTCGTGAAATTCTTGGACGTGTTCAGCTTGCGTATCAGTATCTGCCTCGTTGGCTTCAGCAGGGTATTAAAGAATGGAACAAGGGTTCATTCGTTCTCGAGAACAATAGCCGTGTTCTTGCTGCTGCAACATCTACCGACTCTATCCGTGGTTATTCTATCAACCTTCTATTCATCGACGAAGCGGCGTTCATCGAAAACTGGGACGAATTTTTCACCTCAGTTTATCCTACTATTTCGTCAGGTAGCGAATCTAAGATCGTTCTAGTTTCTACACCGAATGGTCTTAACCACTTTTATAGTATATGGGTGAATGCACAACAGAAACGAAACCAGTACAATTATATAAGCGTTCAATGGCAAAATGTTCCTGGGCGAGACGAAAAGTGGAAAGCCGATACATTAGCAGCGATGAACTTCGACCTAGAGAAGTTCGATCAGGAATATAATTGCGAGTTTCTTGGTAGCTCTGGTACGCTTATCGCTGGCTGGAAACTAAAAGAGCTGGTTCATCAGAACCCAATCGTAGAACGAGATGGGTTAATTCAGTATATCGCTCCTCAAGATCAGCACGTTTATATTATGTTATGCGACGTTTCTCGTGGTAAAGGTTTAGACTATTCAGCGTTTCAATTAATCGACGTTACATCAATGCCATATCAACAAGCATGTGTTTATCGTAACAATGCTATATCGCCCATAGATTATGCTGACTTTATTCATAGATCAGCCAAGGCATATAATAATGCTTCTGTGCTAGTTGAAATTAACGATATCGGCGAGCAGGTCTCTCACTCTCTTCATTACGACTTTGGTTATGAAAACGTTCTTTTTACAGAAAATGCAGGTCGTTCTGGTAAACGTATTACTGGTGGATTCGGTGGTGGTTCGGTAGATAAGGGTATTAGAACAACTAAAATTGTTAAGTCGGTCGGTTGCTCTATTCTTAAACTTCTAGTTGAACAGAATCAATTTATTGTAAATGATTTCCATACAATAAATGAGCTATCAACTTTCTCTAGAAAAGGAGTATCGTACGAAGCCGAGTCTGGTAAACACGATGACTTGGTAATGTGTCTTGTGCTTTTTGCTTGGCTTTCCGAGCAGCAATACTTTAAAGATTATACTAATATCAATACCCTTATGTCATTAAGGGAAAAAACCGAAGAAGACATGGAGCAAGATTTGGCACCATTTGGATTTTTTGAAGACGGTCGTGAAGAATACAATGAATCAATTGAAAAATACGTTCCAGATAGCTGGATGTGGAATACTGCCCAAGATTTCTAAAAAATGCTATTTAATAAATAACAATAAAATAATAAAACATTCTCACAAAAAGGAGAGAACAAAATGGCGTTTCAATTAAGTCCTGGGGTAAATGTTACAGAAATCGACCTAACCACAGTTGTTCCCGCAGTTGCTACTTCCGATGGTGCTATTGGTGGTGTATTCCGTTGGGGTCCGATTGGCGAAAGAGTTCTTGTTGATTCGGAAACCGCCTTAGCAAAACATTTCGGTAAGCCAACCACTTTTAATGCAGAAACATATTTTACTGCTGCTAGTTTTCTTTCCTATACTAATCGTCTTTGGGTTTCTCGTGGAGCCAATACAACTGGTGATACATTCTCTTTGACAGGAACTGCAAATGCAGACAATACCCAAATTTTCGTAATCGAAGGCGATCATGAATTGGAGCTTAAGGATGGCGTATATGTTTATTACTCTTCAGATACTACAGTAGTAGATCATAACATTAAGAGAATTTCTGTTTCTAATGCAAC